AAATAATAAAAATCCAGATATATACGAACCTCTTAAAAAGATAGAATCTCCTTTAAGAACTAATAATGAATTTACAATAACTATATTTAATCAAAATTCTTCTTTACCAAATAATCCAACAGTTTTATTAGAAACTTCTGAATATATATTAAATTCCAATAACAGTTTAACCTTTTTATTTGAAAATAATAACAAAGTAATAGTAAAAAATAAACAAGGACACGTTTTAACTGCAGATTCTATAGGTTCTAACGGTTTAACTTTTAAAGAACAAGAATTTCCTTATATACAAGAACAACTTTTTGATTATTTTTTAGGAAGTAGTGATATAGTTTTGTTTAAAGGTGGAACAAACTTTACTAATATAGTAACAAAAGGAACAAACAATGTATTTGTATTAAGTTCTGTGAATTTTTCATTCAATCAAACAATTCCACAAGAGTCTGTATTATATTTTACATCATACCAAGAACCAAATTTTCAAGTTTCTAATAGTGTTTATGACAGTTATATAGCAAAATATAAAACAACACCAATTACAAATCAAAATAAAATAGAAATAGATTATGAATTTTCAAATAATAATTTATATTCACAAAATTATTTGGGATTGATACCAATAGAAAATCCTATAAAGTCAGATATAGATTGCTCTTATTTACTGCAAATACACGGTTTAAAAAATTATCAAACACCAGAATACCAATACACTCCTTCAAATCCTTTATTTTCGGAATCTCCCTCTATTAGAAGAATTTATAATAAAATATATACGGGAACAAACCAAAATAAAGGATATGATAGAGTTTATTTAGGATTTGAAGCGGATACAAAAGAATTTGATTTTTTTGTAAACAAAGAAAATATATTTTATTTCCCTCCTACCTCAGAATCTACCCCAATAAGCTCTTCTGGTTTAATAGAAGACGGAGCAACTGCGGGTGAAATACCATTTACTTCAGATAGATTATCGGTTTATAGAAAAAACTACGAAGAAATAATACCTAATACACCACAACCTAAGACAATAACAAAATACGACAGAACTTGGTTATGTTCTTGGCTTTCTGGTAGTAACTTGGGAGATAAAATATGGTTAGATAGATATTATAATGCTGCGTATTATACATTAGATGAAGCATTAACAGCAAAAGCATTTGTATATAATCCAAAGTTATCTTCCAATTTACCATACACTTTCGATGTTCCTTCTTCTATAGTGCTTGAACCCGGCGTACTATACAACTATACAAGAGTAGGTAAAGAAACTAGTAAAAATTTTATAAAATACTTAGATGATGATGTAAACAACCCATTAGGTTCAAAACTTTTAAGTATAACAAATTGGTTATCTTCTCCTTTATTAGACGATTCAAAATACAAAAATAATGGATTGGTTCTTTTTAACAACCCTTCAAATTTCAAAGGAAATTATTGGATTTTAGATGGAAACAATCATGCAGTTTTTCCTTCTAAATCTTCTTTATTACAAAACTCCAAATTAACAACATCTCTTTGGATAAACGTAAAAGATTGGGGAAATATATACGGAGATCAAATTTTTGGAAATTATTATGAGAGTGGATTTGGTTTGATAAACCAAGGATCTTTAAATGCCCCTTTGATAACAATAACAAATGCAGGATCTGCAGTTGCATATAATTTAAATTACAAATTCATAAAACTATCAGAAATACCTTTATTGTATAGAGAGTTATCCGCCCTCAAATCAAAATATGATTTTATACAAAGACTTCCAGATTATTCATATTGGACGTTTGATACAAATTTTAAACAAGCAGTAAAATATAATCCAATAAACAATATAACAAATTATTTTACTTTTTCTTCTTTTAATATTTCTAATGTAGATCAAATAGAAATAGACAGAAATCAAAATTTTTATTTTTATGATAATACCGAAAAGAAATATACTATAGTAAATTCTAATGGAAATTATATTTCAGCAACAACATTTCCTTCTAATTCTGGAGTAAACAGAATTGAAATAAATTTAAACAACGAAGTAGTTCCAATATATGGAAACGCTTCTGTTATAGATAATAAAAACAACATATGGGAAGTAGTAGGATCCAATCTTTACAAAAATAGACAAATTTTTGCAAATATAGGATTTACACAACAGATAACTTGCGATTCTAAAAACAACATATGGTTAATGTACAATCAAGATAGTATAACAAAATTAAATCCCAACACAGGACTTTTTGAATTTAATTTTAGAATAGGAAAAAATTCCTCTAGAAAACTTGATCCTTGTAAATCAAATGAAATTTTTAGATATATGAATTTTGTAAAAGTTCCAAAATCTGCTTCTTCTTGCGAAGAAGATATAGTATATGAAGATAATTTAATAGTTTTAGATACTAGGGATAATGAAATTTATATAATAGATGAATTCGGAAATTTATTATCCAGATTAGATATAAGAGCCTTACTTTCTGATCCAAGCATAAGTTTAGAATTTTATGCAAAAGGAGATTTCACGGGATATCAATTTCTAAGAAAGTTTGAAGGTAGTAATAAAAATCTTGCTTGGAAATTTAAAATAGCAGAACCAAACGGAAACAGCCCACAGTTATTTTCATTGAATTATGAGGTAAGTTCGTTGCCTCCGGGTTGGCACAATTTTGCATTTGTTTTTAATACCTTAGAAGGATATGCTTCTTATTATATAGATTCCATAAAAGTAGATACGGTCTTTTTTGAACCCAGAAAATATCAACTTTATTACGATTACAGATCTTCTTTACTTTTAGGAGCAGCAACTATAAAAAACACAACTTTAAACGATATAATAGGAATAGATAATAGTAATAAATTTATAGGAAATATTTCAGATTTGAGAATGTATTCTAATTCTTTAACCAATGGAGAAATAGAACAAATTTATTTTTCTTCAGAGTTTTCAGATCCAAGAAAAGATCTAATCTGGAATACTAGAGTAGGAGATAGAAACTATATAGAAGAGATAGAATATTGGTATAAGGCACAGTTACCGGGTAGCAAAAGCAAGTACTTTAATATTAACATCCACAATCTAAATATAGAAGAAAACGTAAAAGAAGTTTTAGAAAATGCTATAAGAGCAAGTATCAATAAAATAATACCTGCTGAAAGTAGTTTATACAAAATAAAATGGATGTAAATTATGATAGATTTTAAAAAAATAAACCCCACATGTTCAAATATATTTTTGATAGATCAAAATTTATGTTTGGGTAATACTTTAAACACTATAAATTACAACTTTTCTTCATTACAAATTTCTTTGTCTGGTTTAGAAAGATATAATAATGATTGGTATAATTTATATACTATTTTTAGCTCTTATAGTGCAAAATGGATTAGAACAGCAACAAATATACAAACATTTAGTGCAAAATGGATAGATACTACAACAACAGTAAACTCCCTTAGTTCCAGATGGGGAAAGTCATTTACTTTATATTATCCACTTATGATAAACATAAATACTTGGAATTCGTATAGCACATCTGGAAAAAATTCAGTTATAATAACATGGTTAAATAATTTTTTCAAAGCATCTCAATATGCCATAGATCAGATTGTAGAAGTTGTTGTGTATTTAAATCAACTTCAATCATTTTCTTTTAGATTTAACAGAAGCTATAATGAACTATGCACTCCAAATGGAGGAGGAACTGTTGTAAAATGTACTGGATGTCCTTTACCTAGCAGAGGTTGTAACAGAAAGGGAAGGGGGTGTTTCAATGCATTTACGGAGTGCAGAAGGACTATATCAGGACAAGCTTCAGTTTCCTGTACTGGCACTGGACGTAAAAGATTAAATATTGGAATAGTTAGAACCGCAACGGATAAAAATATAGCAAGAACTGTAGTTTTAAAATTTAAAAATATCAATAACAAGTGGACAGCAATATGAACATTTACAACATAAATCCTGAAAATAGTATAGGAAATTCTGTTTCTTCTATTAATATAAATTATTCTAATTTAGAGTATAAAACACTTTCAGTAAAATCAAGTGCAGAAAAATATTGGTATCCTATGTTTAATTATTACCAATCTTTTAGTAAATTTTTGAAAGAAGCAACCACAATATCCCAAAACTATTCTGCTTCTTTTATAAACACATCAACTATAATAGAAAAAAATTCTTCTGCTTGGATAAAACCAATAACTATATTTTATCCTTCAATAATCCCCGACATTTTACAAATAAATACATCTTTAGACATTTTATTGGATTGGATAAGATTATATTTTCCAGAAAAATCGGTAGAAGAAAATATACCAAACTATGTAGAAAATCAAACTTTAATAATATATGCCCATACTTGGGCATATGGTTCTGCAATATCTGAAAACACATTTTTATCAGATTTTACTCTTTGTCAAACATCAGATAGATCAGTATGTGCTCATTGTGTTGATAGATTTTCTGGATATGTCGGATGTAATAATGGAGGTTTAAATTGTAATGGAAGATCTACATCTTGTCAAAAATGCAACACATTAAGATGTTCATATTCTGCACCTCCATATAATTCATACGTTCCTCCTACTACTTGGGTTTATAAAGACATAGTTCATTACGGAACACGACCAGTCACTATACAAGTTCCAGTTTGGGTTTCTTTGGGAAGGAAAAGAGGACAGGCTTTAAGATATGTTCCACAAGTAGTGCAAAAACCTATAAGATGGGTTACAAGAACTTTAGTACCAACAGTACCCAGACCTACAAATAAAAGCTCTTATGGAAGTATAACAGCTAATGTGGAGATGACATTCCAAGATAGAAATGAACTTGATAATATTAAAGCTGCTGTATTTAAAATAAAGAACTGTGAATGGGTATTTGATAAACTTATATAAAAATGAATAACGAAAAATTAGTACAGGAAATACGTAGAGAAGATTGTGTTGGAGATTCTTCAGGAAAACACAATTTTAATTTATTATCTTTAGATACATCAATTTGCAATTTATCTAGCCAATTTTTTAACGTAAATAATAATTTTTATCAAGTATTTAATGATTTTGCACAAAATGCCGAAAAATTTATACAAGCATCTAATTTATTTTTAGATCCTAATAGATTTAATAAAATTTCTGCTGCTGTTAATTTATTAAGTTCTTATTGGGAAAAACACGAATTTTCCGTTCATTATCCACTGAACATATCCACTTTAAATAATATAGCGATATCATGTCCAACCGTTAATCAAATAGAAGAAAAGCTTACATCTCTTGCAAGAGTTTTTATAAACAGAGAATATCCCGTTAAAAATTACATAGAAGGTACAAAATTAAATTTAATTTTCTTTTTATATAACGTTCCAGTAAATCCTAAAAAAAGCGATGATTTAATATCATCTAAAACAAGTCCGGAATATTCTTATAGAATACGTCACATGTATGCAGAATATATAAGACAAGATGTACATTTGGGTAATGGAAAAATTTTTAGATTTGTAAATTCCAACGGAGCTTGGACTCTAAGTGAAATAACTACAGGAAATACAGATGTAACAAAACAACCAATTTTAGTACAAACACCACCTCCCAGAATATCTGTGAGTAGTGGTTCTGCAAACGGAAGATCTATTGTATCAGTAACAATTTCAGAAGATGAATTGAATTTTGATTTATTTTATAGAGTTTCTTATTCTGGATTGTATATACCAGGTTATACAGATGTTACCTTAACCATAAACTCTGGAGTTTTTGTAGGAAGTAACGTAGACGGAGGAGCAGCACTTACAATTTCCGGATTTGAAGTCGGAGATTCTGTACGAATTATAAATAATGGAAATATAATAGGATATGGAGGACTAGGAGGAAGGGGAAATAATCTAGGAGAGGCTTTAACAAATGAAAATAATGGTAAAAACGGGGGAAACGCTCTTGCTATTAGATTTCCTGTAGAATCTATAACAAATAATGGAATAATAGCAGGTGGCGGTGGTGGAGGTGCTGGTGGAATTTCCAGTTATACCAATAAAAATTACATTAAAAATCTTACATTTGCAGTTTCTGATAGAAGATCGGTCACAACTCCCATCCAAAACCTTAGAGGAGGTGGCGGAGGTGGCGGAGGTGCTGGGTATGTTGGAGGTTCTTTTGGATTGGGTGGCTATGGAGATATTGGACTACCACCAACGTCTTCTGTAAGAAGATGGACA